GAGCCCCGGCCGATGGCGGCCGACTGCGTCGACGAACAGGTCGTAATATTCGCCGATCCACGCACTGATGCGCTTGCGCGCCCCGTCGTCGAGCGGCTCGTATTCGTTGCCATCGATCTTGTAGGCGCCGGCGTGCAGCAGCGTCGGCTTCACCCCGCGCTGCGCGTAGGCCTCGGACAGATCCATGTGCAGCCAAACGACGCCGATTGAGCCGATGGTCGCCGACGGTGCGACAACCAGCTCGCTCGACCCCGAGGCGAGGGCGTAGGCGGCCGAGCAGCCCATGCCGTCGACATACGCCGTCACAGGCTTTTTCGCCGCCGCCGCGCGAATCGCTGTCGCCGCTTCGAAACACCCCGTCGCCTCGCCGCCCGGCGAGTCGATGTCGAGCGCGATAGCGCTGACCTGCGGATCGTCGCAGGCCTGCTGCAACGCAGCACGGATCGTCGCGTAGGACGTCAGCCCCGAGGCCGATTCCAGCCACGAACCGCGGTTGATCAGCTCGCCCCGCACGGCGATCACGGCCACGCCGTCGCAGACCTCGTAGAGCTTGCGCTGCGCGGTGTCGTCGTCCTCGACTTCGACCGTCACCACCGCGCCCGGGGTGCGGCGGAGCGGCCTGTCGACGCCGCTCGCCGCCGGCGCTGGGAACTCGCCAAGGATCCGCGTCGACAGATTGCCCGCCAGCGCCGTCGCCGCGTCAGGCAAAATGAGCAACGGCCGGTTGAACAGCCGCGCCGCGATGCGATCGAGTCGATGGGCCATGAACATCTCCCGCTTCTCCCCATCACCGGGAAGAAGGCGGCGGTGAAGCCGCTGGATGAAGGCTGTGTTGAGGTCGCAGAACGAATCGGCGCAGTTCGCCGGTGTCGTCACGCCGCCATCAGATCGCCCAGCGCCTGCGCATGGGCCGCCATCTCGGCGCCGGTTTTCTCTTCGACCTCTTCGCTGTCCGGCTTCGGACCGCGCGTCGAGCGCGTCGCCATCACCAACGACTCTCGGCTCAAGCCGCGTTCGCTGAGTTCCTTGCGCTCGAGCGCGATCTGGTCGAACACTTCGATGTAGTCTTTGCCGCGCTCCGCGCACTCGTCCTCGTAAGTCGAGGTCAAGTTCTCGATCCGCATCGTGCTCGCTTCGGCTTCCTTCAGCGGGTCGACGACGCCGCGGCCCGGCCCGATCCACCGCGCGGCGAGATAGGCGCCGGGATTGTCCCAAAAATCCGGCGCGCCCACGGGCGCTTCGATGTAGCCGCGGTCGAACGCCTCTTCGATCACCGCGTAATAGATCGGCGCGACCACCTGCTCGGCGAACGCTGCACGCATGCGCGTCAGGCTTCGCCACACCTCATTCAGCGCCGCGCGAGCCGAGGAATAGTTGACCCGCGACCAGTCCATCGTCAGCTGCTCGTAGGAGAGATTCAGCGACGCGGCGATCGAATGCAGGAAGGCGGTCTGGAACGCCGGAAACGCCGTCGTCTGGCGCGGCGAGGCGTTCATCGTCACTTTCGATCCCGGCGCCAGGACCGGAATGCGCACCCCGCCGATCTTGGCCGGGAACTTCTCGTACCAGCGCAGTAGATAGCTCATCCACGATCGGCGATCATGGATGTCTCTTTGCGGCGTCAACCGCTCGGCGACCTCGTCGGCCGGCGCCTCGGTCTCGACGAAGGCGGCGAACAGCGCGTTGGCCGTCGCAGCGGCCAGTTCGTTGTCGGCGAACTTGCCGATCATCCTCAGCCGATTGATCAGCGAGGCGAACGGCGTCATCGCCTTGGACATGCCCTCGCGGTCGGGCTCGAAGCCGTGGATGAAGACCGGGCGGCCCCATTCGGTGCGTCGCGGCACATAGGTCCAGGTCCAGGCCCGACCGTAGGCCCACCAGTCGCCGGCGTGGGCGTTGCGAACATGGTAGCCGCGGGGCTCGCCGTCGTCGGTCATCTCGACGCCGCCGCGCATCGTCAGGCGGTCGATCGTCCCGTAAGGATTGGAGACGCGGTCGGGATCGATCGCCAGCACGCAGGTCGCGTAGCGCTGCTCGCCCGGTTTCCATCCGAGCGCTGCCGCCGTCTCGCCAACCGTGAACCACGTCCGCGCGAACAGCCGCAGAAGGCCGTTCATCGACAGCCGCCGCTGCGAGTCGCAGGTGCGGCGCGGATCGTCGCAAAACGCTCGCCATTCCCACTGCAGCGCCCGTTTGAGGACCCGCCGGGTTTCCCCGTCGGTGATCCCGAGCGCCTCGAAATCCGGCCGCGCCGACAGCCTCAGGCCCTCGCCAACCGCCGCGTCCATCAGCCGCTCGACCGCCGAGCGCGCCACTGGATCGTTGCGCACCACGTCGCGGACGCGCGCCACTGCGAGGTCGCGCGCCGGCAGCAGCGCGCCGTCGGCCGAACCGAACGCCGGGTTCCACTCGACCGTGTCCTGCCGGTCATGACTGGCGACCCGGTAGGGTGACTCGAAGACCGACTCCGAGTAGTGCCCACGCGCGTCGTCGACGCTCGCCCGCGGGCCGACCCCGCCACCCGGCCGCCGCCGGAATCGCGCCGGCAGAATGTTTGCCCAGGCGCCCATCAGCCGAAGGTGATCCCGATGGCACCGGTCAGCCGGCGGCGGCCAGCCAGCTCGTCTTCGAGCCGAGCGACATAGCCTTGCAACTTGTCGACATCGGTGTGGCTGTAGCGCACGCGCCGGCCATCCACCTCGACTTCGACCTCCTTCTGCCCGGTCAGCAACAAATGCAGCGCCTCGCGCGCATCATCGAGTCGGGCCGCGGTCGTCATCATCGCGCGGCGACGCCGATCGACAGCGCCCGGTGCGAAACCGCGCCGAAGCGCAATCGGCGCCAACGCGCCGCGCTCATCGGCGCGACGCCAGCCCAAATCACTAAGTCGCGCGTCGCCGCCCGCGCCACAGCGGCGATCGCCGCGCGGCTCGCCCGCCACCGTGCGTCGGCCGAAAGCGTCGACGGCCCGACCGTAACGGTTCCCATAGTTGCAAGATCGTCTGAACTCATCGAAACCGCTCCACGACTAGATTGGCTGGTCGGGTGAAACTCAGCGGGGGAAATTGCCGGCCGTCGCCGACCGTTCCGACCCGCTTCGGTGGGGCGCTCTCCTCTCGCCGCGTTCAATTCGCCCCGTCAGGCGAAAACCAGCACGGCAGGTCCCTCACGTGTCTTTAGCGAGCTACCGAAACAACGCCGCATTCTGTTGGCCGAGCCGTTCGAGCTCGGCCTCGAGCGTATCGCCCGAAGGCGCGGCCTCGGCAGAAGCCTCATTCGTCACTTTCACCGGCCCGCCCGTTAGCGGCGCCGAGGCGGCAGCAGCCTCGACGGCGGCGCGCGGCTTGAACAGCGCCAGCGCATCGTCGGGCGGCATTCCGCGCGCTTTCGCCAGCGCCGCCCATTCGTCGTGGGTCAGCGCGCTCAAACCGAGCTTTTCGGCCAGAGCGAGCGCGTAGACGCGGCAGTCGAGAAAGTGGTTGTCGCGATCCGATGAGATCGGCTTCCACACCTTGCGCGTGCGGCCGCGAAAAGCCTCGTCGACCAGACGTTCGGCGGTGATCTGCTTGAAATAGGCTTCGTCGAGCCATGTCGCGAAATGGCAATAGCCGGGCGGGTCGACCGGCGCGCCCGAGCGCACGCCGATCTTGTGCAAATCGGCGTAGAACGCGCCTTTGAGCGGCCAAGTGCCGACCGGCCACAGTTTCACGCCCTTTTTGACCTTGTGGCCGGCGAGATCGATGTCGACCAGCGACGGCGTGCCGATCGCCGGCTTGCCCCAACCGTCGCGCCCATCGACCGCGAACACCAGGTCCTCGCCGGTGTCGGGATGCACCCGCTGATTTTGCCGCGTCCAGGCGTAGACGATGTGGCTGCGATAGCCGGAATCGACCGCCAGACCGTCGATGCGGCGCTTGCGTCCGAACGCGTCGTTGAATTCGCGCTCGAGCGTCAGCCGCTTGAGCTTGTCGAACGCCTCGCCTTCGACCGATTCGGTCGAGCCGTCGCAATAGAACGCGTCGACCACCCAGCTCTGCCGATCGGGCGCGAAGGCGACGATCTCGCACCAGATGCCGCGCATCTGCACGTCGGCGGCGGCGATCAGGATGAGCCCGTTCGCCGGCACATGGCCGCGCGTCAACCCCTCCTCGCGCCGCTCCATCAGCCGCGCGTGGTCGGGCGCGTCGCCCTTGTAGAGGTACGGCAGGCCGAGCTTGAGAGTGGAGAAGTCCTTCTGCGCGATCGCGCCACCCTTGCGCGCCTTGAGCCAATCCTCGGCGATCGCCTCATAGCTCATCATCAGCGAGATGAACGCATCGATGTGAAAGCCCGGGTGGCGGTCAGGCCCTTCCGCCGTGGCGCGCCAGAAACCGTCGCGGATCATCGCCGGCCGGGCGTCGTCGTCGATCACGCCGCCACAATGCGGACAGACGTAGTAGCTCTTGTGCGGATGCGCCTCGTCGACCTTCAGCGACTTGAACGCGTGGACGAACGCTTCGCCGCAGGCTGGGCACGGGCAATGCCAGAAACGCTGATCCGATCGCTTGAACGAGCGGTCGATGCGGCAATGGCCGGGCGCGTCG